TGTAACGCCAGCGCCCGACCTTCCTCTACGCGACGTGCCCAACCCCGACCGAACGTGGGCCACGTGGGAAGTGTCTGTAGATACGCCAGACGGCGATCTTGGAAGGTGTTGATCACGTCCGCTGCCGGCATGGCCGCGACGGCTCGCAAGGTCAGCGGGCCGATCGCGCCGTCCGGCGTGGTGCCGATGGCCTCTTGCAGTAGCTTGGCTGCGCGGCCTGGGCCGCTGTTGATGGCGGTATCAAAGACAACATAGTCCACGCCTGCCGGCAGCTCGTCGCCTTTGACCTTGTCCCAATACTTTTCTTTGTACAGCGGCGAGACGTCAGCAGGCGACAGCGCCCGCATCTCAGCCTCGGTCACAGGCCGCCCGCACCATTTCTCCCATGTCGCCTTGGTGCAGCCGAGATTAGTGATTCCGCCGGGGTCAAGCGGATGGTTTACAAAACCACCTTCGTGATGCAGCACCGCTGCTAACGCCGCTCCCCAGTTCTCTTTCATTTCTTGCTCTCGATGGTGTCTTGTTTAGACTTGGACCCGGCGCTCGAGCCAAAGAAGAAATTCAAAATTGTCGCCACGACGGTCGCAAGAATGAACCCCAGCACCGTGTCGGCAAAGCGCACGTTGTCTGGCGGTATGGACGTGAGCGTAATCAGGAAGATGTAGCCCGCTGCGACAAACGACCAGAAGGTCGCCAGCACGTAGACGAACGACCGGCTGATGGCGTTGCCGTTGATGAGCGCAGCGATCTGCATGGCGCGGGCGTCAGCGGTGTTCTTGTTCGCCTGCTCGACCATAAACTCTTCATGCTGCATCGCGCGCTCGCGCAGGCGCGTAATGTCTTCGGCGTTCATGTCGGGCTTAAGCTCTACGCCAGTCTTTTCTTGGACGTAGTCGAGCCCCTTGTCCACGACCGCTTGCGCGACCTTGGGCAGGTTGTTTTGGATGAGGGTAGATACGATACCGGCAACGATTGGCAGCATTATCGGCTTATCTCCGCTAAGAAAACCATGAGCGCACCTACTAAAATCAAGACGATAGTCAGCAAATAGTTCATTCCGGCCACCGATCCACCATGAACTTGATGATGTGGAAGAGGATGATCCCGCCTGTGCCAACCACAACTGCTATGAAGATGGCATCCGACGTATTCTTGATGAACTTCTTACGCCGGCGCATTTGATCGTAAATCATTTTCTCGCGCTGCTCTTTGATGCGCCGCCGCATTTGTATAAACTCAAGATACCCCTCGCGGCCAAGGTGCTGTAGCGCCCCGTAGTGGAACCAGTCGTACAGCGACTTTTCCATCTCGCGGATTTTGACCTGCGCCGCGTAAGAATCAAAGGCTTCTGCGGTGGCAGACTTGGTGAAGACTAGCTTTTTGAAGAGTGGCGGCTTCTTGTTCGCCTCGATGTTCATCCACTCTTGCAGATCAGAGACGGCAGACGCCCACTTGCCCAACTGGCCAAAGACATCTTCGGCCTCACGGCCCAGCTCGACCGCCTTCTTTAATCCGTTGAAGACGGCCGTCGCAGTCGCCAACAGACTGATCGGGTCAAGCATCAGTGAACCTTTAAGACGATCCCCAAAAGCAGCAGAATAATCGCGCCGGCTGCGCCGATCAAGATGTGCTCCAGCCGCTTGATGCGCAGGATAGTCTCGGTCCAGCGTTCCGCACAGACGGCTTCATGCGTGTTCAAGCGGCTCTCCAGTTCGTTAGCGGTTGCCATTCATTACCTCGCAAGGGAGTTTTCTGATTCAGCGTCCGGCGCAAGCATGTTAGTAGCTGCACGTGCGGCTGCGCCTTTCGCCAATCCATATTGCGCCGGGTCTTTGACAAACTGAAGGATGCGGCTGCGTTCGTTGGCGGGTAGCGTGCGTAGCAGCGCGTCAAAGCTCTCTGCCGTTTGCGCCGACTCAGTAAGTTGCGCCCATACTTTTTTACTGAGCCGCCGCTCTAAATTATCCAGTGCTTTGTTGGTCGCTGCGGCTTTGACATCCAAGCCCCACGGCACGCGCCACTTAGTAAGATTGTCTGTCAACAGCTCGCGTAAACGTTCTTGGCCCGATGCGGCCTGTTCCGTAGCGCGACCGGCGCGGCCTGCCGTTTCGGCAATGCGGCCTAGCTTGCCCATCGCCGCTTCGCTCATTTGCGTAGCGATGTTATAGCTACCAGGGCCAAAGATGTCTTCAACGGCGTCTGGATTTTTGCCCCGCACGAGCTTTACAAACTCAGCAGGATTAGTTTCAAACATTTCCAACGCCTTGGCCGACAGTTCACGCTGTTCCACCGCCTGCCGGCCTTTGGCGTACGCCTCAAGATATTTTTCGTACGCCTTGCTACCGGAAGCCTTCACAATAGCAGCATCAATCGCCGGCTTTACTTCACCCAGCAACTCAGCAGTCAAACGTTTTTGAGCTGTTGGCGTAGCTTGCGTGCCTAGTAAATCGCGCACAGCGCCGCTGACCGAGTTGCGACGAATGGCGTCCAACGCAAACGCGTCAACAACGCCGCCAGCGTCAGTCCACGCGCGGACGTCCTCAATGACGCGTGGAATGACGCGCTGTATATCGGCGTTACCGGCAAACTCCGGGCGCTTGAGCACTTGCTGCAATTGCGTTTCTATTGCATCAGTTTTTAGCGGCTCCAGCCCATGAGCTTTCATGCTGTCGAGCGCACGCTGAGCAAACCGGCTAGCTTCGCCAAACGCCAAAGAACCTTCAGCGGCTTGTGTAGCTACACGCTCGGCGGTGTCAGACAGTTCGCCCATATAGGTATACCGACCGGGCGCGCGCGCTTGCCCAGGCACTTGCACTGGCATAACTGCACCCGTATCTGGAGAAAATACTTGCCTAGCTCGTTCGCCAGCTCGTTCGCCCGCAGCCGTAAACCGACGAACGTCTTCAACTTTTTGCGCTGCTGCTTCACCCATACGAGCTGCTTCACCTTGCAAGCGCCGGCGAGCAATTTCCGCTTCATTGATACCTTGCAGCACTACGTTACGTTGAGGCAGCAAAGCGTTGTTAAGCGCTTCAATTTCATCTGCTCTTACGGCTCGCGCAGCGGTCGCGGTGGGACCGCCCGCCATCGCTGCTAGCTCATTAACTGCCGCCGCAGATTGCGCCGGAGTCATGCCGGCTTGTGGGCCTGTCGTCGGCCCCATCGCCTCTGGGGCGCGTCGCCCAGCGCGTTGCAGTAGCGCTTGCGTGGTGTAGAACGGCTGTTCAGCGCCGGCAAGCGCTTGCGCCGCAGTTGCGCCTTCAGGAGCCTCTGCAAGCGCCGCGCGAGCGGCGGCCACATCACCGCCAACAGATTGACGGGCAATCTGCGCCGCTCGTTGTTGCGCCAACTGGCGCACGTCCATGAGCTTGCCCATGCCGGCACTAATAGCTTGCCCTGCAACGCGCCCGCCGGCTTCCATCGTTGCGCCCATCGCAATATCTTTGCTGGCCTGCGCAATCGCATCTTGCGGCGACAAGCGCGGCTCAAGCCCAAGATACTGATCGGCCATGCGCAACACTTGTTTTGCGCCAGCGTAACCAGCGCCCGCACCCAACAGCGTGCCGACGCCAGGTGTTGCGCCTACCGTACCTACGGCCCCGCCGCCAATGCCACCCAGCATCTCTACCGTCGGGCCAATCGTCTGCCGAGTTGCCACGGCGGCTTTGTAGATGTTGGGGTACTCTGCCGCCCATGAAGGAGGTTGCGCACCGCCACGCTCGGCAGCAGGCACTTCGGCCGCTGGTGTTGCGGCTGTAGATGTTGCTTCCAATCCAGAAGTGTCGTACCCGTTGTTGCGCAGTTTTTCTATAAGCTGCGCGCGCGTTGTGCCTTCCGGCACGCCGCGAATAAGCGTTCCATCCGGCAAGCGCACGTCCATTATTTTAAGTCTCCAAAATTAACTTCTTGCCCCGCACCAGACGGCGCTGCTCCGCGCGGCGCACCTGAACGCTGACTAGAAGATTGCAACTCTTGCGTGCGTCGTTGTGCGCGCTCGAGACCTTTCTGCACGACCTCTTGAAACTCACGAGCGGCCTGTATGAACTCTCGCTCGCTTTGCGCAATCGACATGCGATTGAGCGCCGCCGTTCCTTTTTCACCTTCAATGTTGGTAATCTGGCCGCCGCCTTTAAGCGTTTCGTACGCTTGCAGAAACGCGCTACCTTTAATCTGATCAAACCGCGCTTGAAAGTCAGCCGCAGAGGTGCCCGGTACAAACCGCGCGCCAGGCAACATGGTCGCGCCAACCACAGTCGTAAACCCAGGGTGCGGTTTAGTGGCCGGGATGACTTTCCCAGTTACAGGGTCTTTTCTTTCAGGGCTGCCAATCATCGCGTCGATGTTGGCTAGCGCCGCAGCAGCGGTATCAATGACTTTTGGCAACACATCAATTGCAGCTTGTTCGCTCTTAGCTACAGCTTGCCCCGCAGCGCGCGCTGCCGCCATAGCGCGTTGATGCTCGGGGTCTTGAGCTAGCCGCGCATTTTCTTCCGCTAGCGCGAGTCGACGTTCTTCGTTTGTGAGCCGTCTTTCGGTAGATTCTAAACGTCGGTTTTCCGCGTCTAAACGCCTTTGCGCAGTAGATTCAGTTTGTCGCGCTATTCCGACTCGTTCTTCTGCCGACCGCGCTTGTGACGCAGCCGCTTGGGCTTTTGTCTCAGTAGCCACTGTCGTGCGCTCTTTGAACGCCGCTTCCAGCCGATCCTTTTGCGACAGGGTGGTGTCAAGAATTTGCTTGACGCGATCCGGGTCATAGGTCGAGCCAAGAAATGTTACGTCATCAGGCGTAAAAATGCGTTGCTCTGACAACTTTCTGACCGCAAAGTCAAACGACGCTTGATCTTTAACCGCGCCCAGCACGCGCCCTACAATGTCAGCTTGGCTGACTATGCCTTTAAGGCGCGCTTCCTCTTCTTGACGCTGAGCTGCTGCTGCTTGGCGGCGTTCTTTCTCAAGTTCAGCCCGTGACTTGGCAAACGTCTGTGCTTCTTTAAAGTACC